ATGGCACTATTACAAGTTGAAGATCTGTCAAAATCTTTTACTGATACGATGAGCTTATTTGGCGCCAGCCAATTTAATGCTGTAGAAAGAATTAGTTTTCGTCTTGATAAAAAACAGACACTAGCCATTATTGGTAAAAATGGCTCTGGAAAATCAACGCTTGCCAAAATGATCGTGGGTATTATCCCTCCAACTTCGGGGCGTATTCTCTTTAATGGTCAACCTCTCCTCTTTGGTGATTACCAATATCGGGCAAAACACATCCGCATGATCTTTCAAGATCCTAACACAGCCTTTAATCCACGCTTAAATGTGGGACAAATTTTGGATGCGCCTTTGCGTTTAGTGACACATCTCGATAACCAAGATCGTAACCAAAAAATCTTCAATACACTCAAATTAGTAGGGCTTGTAAGCGCGTGAAATTATTTGCATAAACTCGTAAAATTATTTGCATAACACAATGATACCAGACTATGCAAATAAAAACACAATTTAAAAAAATTAAAAGCCCCTTTAAAATAGTTTTAAAGGGCTTTTTTATCACTTAGAACTTATAAATGAGATTATCTTCATATTTCCCGCTGTAACTTGCTGAAGTATTAACAATAATCCTCTTGTAGCCTTCAAATGTCTGCCAGTTATCTGTTTTATCTTCTTGTGTATAATCTAAAAAACGAATGAACTCCGATTTAGTTGAACTGAAGAAAATAAAAGGTGGCTTAGTTAAATGGATCAACCTCAAAAAGTCGATAAGATCAAAATAAGTTGCCTGCCTGTAGCTTTCTTGCCTTGTGCAAAGGTAAGGTGGGTCGAGCACTATTAAAACCTTTTCTTTATTCTGAAATTTCGGCAACAGTTGATGAAAAGACTCACTAACAACTTCCAAGCCCTCTAGATAACCTTCTGTGAGTACATAGTCAGTTTTTCGAACGCAATTATAAAAACGCCGCTTAAATAATTCGTGTAAAGAGCCGACTTGCTGACCGCTAAAAAGTAGCCAAGAAGACAGGCAATTTACATCTTTATAACCATTAAATCTATTGATTTTATTAATAATTTCCTCTTTTAATCGCTTGTTAATGAGTTTATTTTTTGGTATAATTCCATTAACAGTTTGATAGAGTATTTCACGTAATTGATTAGTTTCAGCTATGTGATTTAATCTTTCTGTGTATCTGTCAAAATCATTGTAAATCACTCTTGCTTTCGGTTTTAAACGCTTTGCAGTGTGACTTAATAAGCCACTTCCGCCGAACACATCAATAATTGTCCAACCTTCGCCATCCCCTTGAATATTTTCATCCAAGACTTGTTCAAAATGCTTGAGAAACATTCGTTTCTGACCTACGAACGGCAATGGGGCTTGTTTGAATTGTTTTGCCATAATTTAGCTCCTTTAAATTATGGCGTTCTGGCATTCAAGTGATGCTCTGACACTCTGATTTGATTAATTGAATTGATTAATTTTTTTTACAACGTACGCATTTAATTTGTAATGATTGTACATCTTTTGCTCGCGCGAGTAGCTTTTTACAGCACTCGCAACGAAATTCTTTTACTTTCTGCATATTAGTTACCACATTTTTTTATTGTTTTGCTAAAATGCCACGGTCTAGCTAGACGTTGTGGCACATGGCTATATGCAGGATGTCTCTGCGTAGCTGATACAGTGAGCAGTGCGAATGCTCGCTGTATCGCCACTTCTAGCTGACATCAGTCAACAATATCTAACTCACTTTCACAATCGGCATAAAATGAACCGTTTGCATTATGCAAATGCCAGTGAACAGAGGGCGGCTCGTCATTAATACGTTCAACAACGAGTAATTTTCCAAATTTACTAACGAACACAATTTTCGCATCATTTCCATTTCGCAGTTTAACTTTTTGCCCTTTTTCCATTTTTACCCCTTTTTAAATATTGCTGATAATGCATTTGGGCTGAATACATGCGTTCCATCGTCATGCTAACTTCTTTGTCTTTGTTAAAATCAACACGATACTCTCCCCCGTCCTAAGCTCCGACGGTATAGTACCTTGTATGTGAATTTTGGTTTGTTTTTCACTCAACAAAAACGCCACTCTCTCCACCGCAAGCTTATGCTCTTGGTCATTGTGCGGATAAATCAAGCTCCAACCTTGCTCGCTATCTTGTGTGTGCTCTTTTATCCCTGAAACAGGAAGACCCTCAATGATTAACACATTCCCGACTATCTTGTTAATCACTAAAGCAACACGGACTAAGTTAATTTTCATTTCACTTAAATCTTGTTTATAGCACACTACACCTTCTCCCACTTCCGCCATATCAATATCACCTTCAACATCTCTATAAAACAAGCTTCGCTTTCTAATCGGCTGTTGAATATTATGATATCCTCTCGATTTTTCAATAAAGTGCTTCGGATAGCGCACCACAAAACGTAAATAATCAAAAACTTGGTTTTCCGTATCATTTCCTGAAGTGATTAACACCCTTACATAGCGCACCTGCTCAGAGATAATCGTAAAATTAGCATGACTCACATTGCGGTCCATCTTGTATTTGTTTCCATCGACTTTGAGTTGTCCTGATTTTATATGACTATCTAACGCTGTAGTAATCGGTGCTTTGTTTTCATCAAACAATTCCACTCCTAAGCGGAAGTGCGATGCATCTGAACTTAAATCAAACATCGTTCCGATTCTTACGTGTATGAATTGGCTTTGTTTATAGACTTCAGCGTAATTTTGCAACAGTTTAAAACTACCACTAATAAGCTGCTTAATACCATTCACCCCTTCAATATCGGTTGTGTATTTCATGGGAAAGGTCGCTTTATTGAGCGTTGAGACAAAAGATGTCGTCTGTGACAAGGCAAATAAACACGCTTCATCTGAATAAGTTTCTTGTATATGACTCACAACATTGTCTACTCCCTTATCCGTCACCTTCACCATGTCGTAATGCACACCGTAGGGGGTATTTGTGAATTCTGGACTTGATACCCAGCTCGCAATGATTCTGTTTGAAAAGGCGTTTTCCGAAAACGAAATCGTTAATAACTCATCCGGATTTTTCGGATTACGCTCAAAACGCGCATCCTCAATTGTGTTGCTTGAGCCATTTTCAATATTTATCGTTTGCCCTCCCTCCAAACAACCTCGTCTAATTAAATTATGATTATGGCGATACTCACCATCAATGAGTATACCTGCCCGGAAGCCCGCTTTTAATGCTCTAAAGCGTTGTGCATTAATGACATTTTCATTTACCCAACCCCGCCCTTTGCCTGTAATGTGTAAAGTAGATAACACATCAATATCAAATCGATTATAACCCGTTGAAGAAACCTCCACGCCTTTAAAATCAACTTGTTGCTCAGTTTGCTCTGTTGTTGCGTAAATCTGAACACAGCCCGTTTCTCCAATCTTTAAATTGGTCGATTTTAAACCCGCTAAGCATATCGCGGGAGCATCCTCTGTCGGCTCTAACCACATGACCAAATTAATAAAATTGTTGTGCGATTGCGTGAGTGTTATCGCATTTTCTGCCCAAGTAATAATGGGTTTACTTTTGTTCTCTGGGGTCATTTTCGCATAAAGCTTACCGTTTAATTCAATCCCCCCAACACCCGAGAGAAATAATGGCTTATTGATGAAATAAGTGGACGCATCAGACGTAATTATCTTCTTGTGCTCACCCGCATATTTAAACGCATTTTCAAACGCGATTGTCGCGTCTTCATCTGATTTTGCGCCAAAATCGACCACATCCACACGATCATCAAATATCCGTTTCCAGCGTGCTGTATTGTTCAACACAACAAAACAACTTCCTCCATCATCTGCTGTCGTTAAATCTTGCAAATCCGCCACAAACTCACCACCGCCTGTTGTGCCGCCTTCATAGTACGCATCCAACAAAATACGCTGTCCGTGTTTACTAGGAACGACTTTGCGTAACATCTCTACTGATTTACAACGACCAACATGTTTGTATCCATCCGCATTAGCGAGGGATGAAAATCGATTTTCTACAATATCACGTACCTTTTTAACAGCATAACTCGTCGCAATAGTGTCTGAACTTGAGCTGTTATAAGCATCTGATTTCTTGCTGTTTGGAATATAATTATTTAACGCATTTCTCACAGCAATCACTAACGCTTTAACTGCATTCACTGCTTTCGGTGTAGCCGCTTTATCTTCAGCAGTTGAATCCGTGCTAGAATCAAGCTCAACTTCTCCACTTTGTGTTAAACTTGCCGCTCTGCGCTTATTCTCAATAATTTGTTCAATAGCATCATAAATTTGTGTTTTTTTAGCTGGATTTGGCTCAAGCTCGGCTTGTTGTAGTAAGTATTTTAATTCTTCGCCGAAATCGCGAATATGTTCTTGCACATCATTGAGCCACGTGTCAGTGACTCGCGTGCCCTGTTCGCCTGTGGCGGGGTTTCCATTGTGAAATTGCCCATCATTTGATTGAATTTTCTGTAACAAATCTCTCATGTTTTATCTCTCTTGATATGCAAAATAGCAGTAAGTGTGAGCGGGTTTTAAATCTCTAAAAAACTCTTCAATGATGGGGTCTCCAAATGTCACTAAATGGTCGCCCGCGACTGAAGAACCTGCTCGAAAATAAATGATATTATCGTCGCCGTTAATGACCGTCACACGCCACATAAAGATTAGACTTTCTCTCGGTTCGCTTTGAAATATATTCACATCACCGAGGTTCGGTAAGTCGTTCTGAAGTGGCGAGAACTCTTTAATCTCAATTTGATAACCGATACTTTCAGCAAGTTTTTTAAAATACGGAATTGAAAGCCCGCCGATAGCGTTTAATTGAATAATGACGCGCTTAACGCGCTCTTGATAATTCTTTAACAAATCGGTTTTGATACCGCACACACGCTCCCAGTCTGCCAGCATTTGCCCTGATGTGGCAGGTTCAATCGCATTTAACATATCAACTGCACTTTGTTGTACTCTATCAAATACGTTACCGTCCACTTCACATTGAATAAGAAATTGCTTGCCGTTTACGTTATACGAAATGGGTGGGTAGAGTGTGCTAAGTGCGTGTTTATGTGACATCATCAACTCATCTCCGTGACGGTCACCGTGCCAAGTCTAAACCACTCAATTTTGCTCACCACATCCGCTTTTTTATTTGCCGTTGGTGTTGTAAAACGTCTATCAACAACACCAATTAAGTTATTCACAACAGCTTCGCATTGCGACACAATAAGATCGTCACCGGGAATAAGCGTATTGAAGTAGTCTGAGAGAGCTTTTTGAATAGCGACTTTAATCTCGGCTAACGTAATGCCAGAAATTTTCACTTGAATATCGAAGTTCACTTTTGTCACATCCGGCTTAACAACTTTTGATTCTTTCGCAGTCACAGGTCGCACATCATCAATAAACGCTTGGCAGCGTTCAATTGTTTCACTGCTTGGCAAGTCGTTATTCGATGTAATAGCGATATCTACTGTGCCAAGCCCACGTCGTAGCGGATAAACATAAACCGCGTCCACACCGTCAACGGATAACGCCCAGTTACGGTAGTCATAACGATTTCCCCCTGCTGGTGGTCGTCTAATAAGTTCTAATAATCGCTCCAATAATGACGTATCACTTTCTGCATCTGTCCCGCCAACCACATTTGAAAGTGTGACATCAGTTTGCACGCCAACTGGCGCAGACATAAAGCTTGCTTTTGTAGCTTGCGTGATATTTTGACTAGACCCTGTTTCAAGCGAACGTACAGTAACAGTGACTGTCCCGCTTGAATCAATCACCGCACTTTCTGTCGTTTCATAAAAGCGATTGTCTTCGGTTTTAATTAGAAGACCGATTCTAATTTGTGAATGCTCGTTTCCCGCAATCACTGCACTGCGCCCGCTTGCATAAGTTGCATTACGTCTGCGAATGCCACGTAAGCTTGCGTGCTTTTCTAAAAAAGCAGTATCTGCGGTGTCTGGGAAAAATTGTTTAATAATCCATTTCTGATGCGCATATAACCCTTCAGCAACTGCACTTAATGCACTTGCGCGTGCGAAATTATCGCTGTCTTCGCTTATATCAGCATTGGGTTCTAACGATTGATAATCGCGTAAAATAGCGTTGCGGATGTCTTCAAGCGTCGGGACTAAAAGCATACTTTAAACACCTTTTAAATGAGTTTTACGGTGTGTTTAAATTCAAAAGCATTACCCCGATTATCTTTAACTGAAATCAAAAGAAGTAGAATGCCGTTTTTGGGTTGCTTGTAACTGACTGTAACTTCACTTGCACGTCCGTCATCGAGTAACGGTTTTAACGCTTCTTCAGCGTATTGCTGTGCAAGCAAGCCCACGCGCTCTACATCTTTCTCTCTTTGAATTAGGTGGAGCAGAGAACCTACACGCCCATCTGCCCAATACGCGCCTAGTGGTGTTGTTAGTCTGATATACACGGCATTTTGCAGTGTACTGATTTGCTTACTTGTGTAGTCGCCTGTAAGCGGGCTGATTTCTCTGTCCATGTTGCTAGCATATGAAAAAAAAGTAAAAAAAAAGCGGTGAGGGACTTCAACACCGCTTGCGTTATTTAAATATTATTAATTCGGTGCACCGGTATTGCCACCACTGTCACCCGGATGAGTGTGACTTACAAGTGATTTACCATTTGCGACAACATCACCGCTCGTTGTAAAGTCACCGCCAGATTGCTCAACATCTCCGCTAAATGACGCACCACTTCCACCTTGGACCGCCATACCGCCATTACCATTAATTTTCCCTTGGGCTGTGAGAACAGCAGACGTCTCAAGCTTGGGCGTAGTAAAATCAGCTGATGCGCTTGCGTTGACTTGATATGTCTTGCAATTCAGTTTAAACGTGTCACAATCCACTTCAACCAAGCGCCCCTGTTTTAAAATAATTGTACTGCCGCTTTGGTCGTAGAGTGCAGTCTCGCCATTTTCCAGATTTTTAACCCGGAAAGCACCATTCTCCGTTGCAATGATAATACTGTGCGTTGTTTTACCGCCCACGGGCACAACCACCACTTGCGTGCCGGCAGGTGGCACAGACGTAAAACCGAATTGTTGCATCAGCTCCACATCTTGCAACGTTTCGCCCGCCAGTCCAGACACCTGTGCTTTCTGGATATTATCACCACTTTTCACAAGATTGAGCACGCCACGGAACACTTGTCGCACATCCGCAAGCATTGCACCTGTTTTTTCTTGAATTTTCTTTGTCAAATTACGCATAATTATTTATCCAATACAATGAGATCACCTTGATTTTTCTTCCCCTTACGCTTACGCGCTTTATCTGCTTTTACTTTGTATGCATCCGGTGTCCAAATTCCGTCTTGTTTAAAACGTAACTCTGTCTGTGTGCCGTTTGCGCGAGAAAGCATAAATCGACGCCCCATTAAAAAGAAAATAGCATCAATATCGTACTCCTCACAGATAATATGTACACGTTGCCCCGGTTGCCACAGCGTGCCATCTTGTGTTTTATGGTCCGGTATTGTAACCGTCAGAGTAAAGCCTTCTAAAATGCTGTCTGCGATGTATTTTTTCGCCCATTTTTTAAGAGAGGTTAAGTCCTCAACATCAGGCACGACAACGGTTTTCGGTTTATAGGTCTTCATTGATTCATCTTTATAAACCCATTTTAAATCGTTTTTATTATCATCCCCCGAACGCCCGTGGCGTTGTGCTAGAAATATAATCTCGCTGAAACGCTGTGACACATCAAAGACCAAATTTGCACTTGAGAAGTTATTTCGCTCACCGTTTTTCATACAACAAAGTGTAGCAACTGGCGGGGTAGAATAATCTGCGCCACCTACGATCAGTACACCTTTTGGATCAAACCATGTATGTAAGCCTGCAGAGTTTGCACAACGCTTCACTGCATTCCAAGCCGTTTCACCGATGTCAATATCCACTTTATCAAGTGTTGGGTTATTTTCTGCTTTTAATTCCACATTTTTAATCCCCAGTGGCGCGACGATTTTTTTCACAGCATCAAGCACAGTTAACCCTTTAACATTAGTAATCGGTGCCGAGCAATCGACTAAAATCGCCGCTTTATCACGTCCAGTTAAATGAAATGTACGATTTGTTTTATTAATCGAATGCTGAGTCGTATCTACAATACCCGTCATGACCAATTGCTCATTAATCATGACTTTCACTTCTTTACCCGTAAAATTGGGGATCACCGTATCCGTTGACGGCGTGCCGATATCGAATCGAAAAGCGTCTGCCGCAATTAAAAAATCACTATCAATATCGTAAGACTTCCAACTTTTATGCTGTTTTCCATCAATTTCAACCACAATTTCATTTTCAAACGGGTAGTTATAATTCACTTCATTTTGCATAACTATTTAATACCTCGCCTTTCGTAATAAAATTTGGATAGCGAATTTGTGGATTAAGTCGCAACAACTCATTTGCGCGTCGATAATCACCGTAAAACTCGTGCGCGACTTGCTGAAGCGTGCCGTTGATTTCAACTGTACGAATCACCAACGGTGGCTTACGATTAATCGCACTTAATGCAAGCTTCGTTATTTTTTTTCCTTGATTACGCAATCTCTCACTCACTAAATGCAACTTGGTATAGATACCGGTATTAGGCATTGTCACCGTAAAGCTCGGAGTAACTTCTTGTGCAAATGCGCGAACAGTATTGAGATTTTTTAAAATCTGTAAGCGCACTTTTGTTGCGATATACTCGATATCACTTGGCAACATCGTGTCATCTTCAATAAAGTCTATTGCAATTTTCATCAGTGCAGCTGTACAAGCAAGCTGCATTGCGGCGTTAATCTCTCTCGTATCTCGTTCACTTAACGCGCTAGTCAGCGATTTAAGATTCGCTTTTCTATTTGCACTGGCGTTCTTGCCCGTTACTAAAATAGTCGGTATTTCGTCAATTTGATCAATTGTGCGTAACACTTCGTCAAACTTCGCACGTTGAGTTAAATCTTGACGCTGTGCAATCTGTGTTAGACCAATTTCAATCATCTCGAAAATATCTTTACAAGCTTGCGATGATTGCGTTTTAAACTTATCTGCAGTCGTGCTTGCGGGCGTGTTAAACTTCGCTTTATCAAGCGTAAATAAGTCACGTAAATGCTCATAACATCCGAAAATCGCACCGAATGTACCAAGTAGTCTTGCTTTAAAATTCGCTGCTAAACTAATCCCTTCCATGATCTCTGAGAAAAACGCGAGGCACTCATCTACGAAGTCTTCAATCGCTGACAAAAAGTCGTCAATCAAGCCAAAAAGAGCGTTATTAAACAAGAAAATCGGCTTAGCAGGTGTTGCTTCACGGAAAATTAAATTCAATGTGACATAATCGGTATATTCTGCGTCGTGGTAGAAATTAGCAGACGTACAAATCATATTTTGCAAACGCCCCCGAATTGGGTGTGTTAATACATCCGCCCCTTGTTTTTTGAGTACTTCTAAAAACTTTTTAAAATCTGAATAATACCCTTCACCATAAAATACTGCACTAAGTCTCACTTCAAGCGGATTTAAGCCTAAATCTTCAATATCTGCACCATTTACAAACGGGTAAGCGTGCTCAACCACGGCACGCTCAACACTGTCTTCAATATTAAACACATCAAAGCGCACACCGCGATATGACGCACGCTGTACTGGCATAGTCCAACCTTTCATAGTTACTCCCGATTAAATTGTCTATATTGATTTTCTGATACGGTTTCAGCCACGGCACGCCCATCTAGCTCTACTGTGATGTGCGTTTGAATCGTATGCTGTTGATTCTCTACTGCTTGCTTTAATCCGCTTTGAATCTGATTGCCGAATTGCTGTAAGTCTGTTTGTGTCAGCTCTGCAATGCGTGCATTACCACTTTCTACTCGCGCATCATATTGTGCTTGTGTTAGTGTACCTTGATTAAGTCTAGCCTTTGCAATCGCTTGATTGCGTTGAATATCAGCAATTGCATAAGCCCCGTGATAGTTCACATTTGATGTTTTAAATGACGTTGTCGGCGTGTATTGAAATTTATTGACAGAATGCCCGCTCATCGCGATATTCGCTTTTTCTTGCGCTTTCTCACGTTTTTCTTTGATTGCTTCTTGTTGTGCAAAATAGTCATCGTGATTATCTGATGCTATCGCAAGCCCCGCGACTGCCAGAGAGCCAACATTTAATAAACTGCCCACTTTGCCGCCTTTAAACAACCCACCTTTAACCGCGCCACCTTTAGATAATCCACCTAATGCTCCCCCTAAACCTAAGCCTGTACTACCGCCCAGCAAACGCAATGAGCCAGCCGCCACAAGTGCGCCCGCACTTAATGCGGCAATACCCGTTGTTGCCCCCGCAATCGCCGTCGTTAGTCCCGGGTATTGTGAGGCATAATCTGTCAACTTAGCACTGACATCGCCAATCATATTGTTAAACCCTTTTAAGCTTTCCATTTGCGCAAACTCTGCGCTATTTTTAAGCTGTTCGGTTTTAAAGTCATTTGTATCAGCAATCACAGCGTGCGAGCTTTCAACCGCGCCCGCACTATTCATCACGCTATTTTTCACTTCTTGCCCGAGTTGCACATTGTTACGCATACCGATTAGCGCAAGCAGAGCCTCTTTATCTGAAATAATCTGACCAATTGCCGTACCTTCAACTAAGTTTGTCATTTGCTCAAGCAAGGCTTTCTGATCTTCTTTTTTGGCTGTTTTCAGTTTTTCTTGCAATTCTTTATAGTTTTTGTCTTCGCCAATCACTTGATCCATAATCGCCATGAACGCTTCAATTGAGTTTTTCCCTTTAACTTTCTGTGCTTCCATCGACTTAATGAAGTCAACACCGTGCGTTTTACCGTCCTTGTCCTTGATTTCTAAATTTGCAAAACGATCATTTGTTTCTCTAGATGTGATTTTAGCCAACAAATTAGCCAAGTTATTACCAGCTTGGTCACTTGTACCCGCAGTTACTCGAGCTTGTTGGTTTGCCACAAGCAACGCCTCAAAGCCACTCATACCGCTTAAGCCTGCTGATTTAGCTGCTGCCATTTGTTGCGGCAACCAGCGCGCCATGTCTGCAAGCTCAAAGTTCCCCGCTTGACCTGCTGCAACTGCTTTGTCTAATACTTCACCGATTTGATTTTCACTCATACCAAATTGTTGCATTGCGGAGATCGCAATTTTTGATAAGTCTTGCGTGCTTGCCCCAGTTGCCACCGCGCCTTTTTGTAGTGTCGGTAATAACTTCATTGCAATATCAGCAGATACTGCGCCAGAGGCGAGTAGTGTATCAAGCGCACTTAATGCATCTTCTTTTGTGCCACCGCCCGTCTCTACCGCGTTTTTGACCGCACTGTGTAATTCTTTTTTCCCTGCAATTCTCCCGTCCACATCACGCTCTGAAAATGCCGTATTGGACACCATCGCAAGTTGTCTGTCGTAAGTCATCTGTTTATTCATCGGTTGAGCTAATACCATTGCGCCTGCTGTCACACCCGCAATAGCACCCGCCACACCGCGCCCGATATTCCCCAAGCGTTGACCTGTGGCGATTTTGCCCATTTCTGCATTCAGCTCTGCAATTCGTCGCTTGTGCTGTTCTGTTGCGCGCGCAAGCTCTCTTGTCGACGCTGTACCGCTATTTTTCAAACGACGATATGCTTGTTCTGTGCGTAAAATCTCATTTTGAATTGACCGTTCACTACGCATGCCAAGTTGTTCGCGTGCTGTCGCAGTCGTTCGAGCTTGTTGTTGAATTTGTCGATAAGCTTGCTCTGTCAGTCGCGCCGTTTTTCTCACTTCATTTTGCTGCGCGCTACTTGAACGTTTGGCTTGATTCTCAATGTCTTTCGTTGATTTATTGACATTATCACGCATAGATTTCACTGTGCGACTGGCGAAATCTTGCGCTTTTAACATCAACGACAGATTTAAACTTGACATCTTTAAACCTCTTTTAAACTTTGTTTAAATGCAAAATAAAAGGGGCATTACGCCCCCTTTTTTTCTTGACTTTTACGACGGCGGAAGACATAACTTGTCACCGTCTCATCACTTCTTAGTGATTTTTTCTTAACACCATGTTGTATTAAATAACTTTCAATCCACGCGTTAATTTCTGCATGTGACATATCCCAGACTTGCTGTGCGTTAAAGCCAATTTTACTCAATAAAACCACCGCACTTCGGTAATTCTCATATACCTGCGGTAGAGTGAGTTTTTTTATTACGCTGTTGCTAAAACTTGGTTTTCCCCAGCGTCGATGCACTTTTTTCTTAATTGACCGATTAAATCTGTGATTAAGACATAATCATCTGTTGAGAGATTATCGAGTAAAAATTCAGGCGTTAAAGATACTTTATCAATGCCTGAAATCTCTAACTGCTGACATAAATAAGCCAAGTCAACGAGCGTTTGTTCGGCTTTATTTAGTTCATCTTTCGCAAGTCCCTTTTCTTCAATCCATTCTAACGCTTGGCACTCAAGCCCAAGGGTGAGAATTTTCACATTAAAATCGAAATATCGCGTGCCGTTAAACAGCACGCCTAACAATAAACGTCCCTGCATTATTCAATCACCTTGTCTAATGCTACCACTTGAATATCACGCACTTCTTCATTATCGACGGTATAGCTTGTCCCAACTTCCGTCGTAAAACAATTGCGATACGAAATACGCTGACCGTTTTCTTCTTCGATTGTGACTTTAGCGTCATCGACATTATCCCAGTCTGGTTCTGGGCTATTTAGTGGCACGGCAACAGTTAAAGAAAGGGTATATTCAGTAATGCCTTTCGCAAAGCCTTTCACGCGAGCCTTACGATTGATTGTTTTAACTGGCTTGCGACCGGTAATCACACGCACGTCACACTTCGTCAAGTCGATTTCTAACCCATCGACTTCAATAATGCCAAGACTGGCAAATTCTTTAGCCATTTATACCCCCTATAAAATTAAATCAATGCGGTTTGCCACAACGTGCAAGCCATTAACTACATCCGCTGGAATAACCGTATCTAAACGATTCGGGTCTTGTTCATTACGTTGCACCAAGAGTTTTGCTTTGTGCAAATCAACGTTTTCCAGAATTTCAAGATGTTCCAAGCGATAAAGCACATCTAAGATTTCTGAGCGCACCTTAGGTGGCGTGCGGTTAGACAGTTTTGAGCGTGGGAAACGCAACTCAATACGCTGTTCTAGTGCTTTGCGCGTATAGTCAAGCGTGCGAATTGTGGTTAAATCTAAATAACTTGGGTCATCCGTATTTGTTGCTGATTTCGTGTACGTCGTAATCGCACGCATAATACGCACACGATGATTAACAACCGTAACCGGTGTTAAACCGTGGAATAAAGCTTGGTTTACTTCAGTTAAAATTGGGGTTTGCGTGGCATCAACTGTCGTCAGACCTTTAATTTCAAGCGTGTTAAGTGGTTTTGCTGGATCTTCTTCACCTGCAATCACCGCACCATAACCTGCTGCAATTAATGCATTAGATTCAATCGCCCCTTTATACCAAGCACAAGTGATACGTTCTGAATTGATCTTACTGGTGTATGTCGTACCGCTTGCCATTGTTCCGCGCCAGCTAATTACAGCGATTGCCGGTTTTTTCTCAAGCGGTGATGAGACCATTTCTAAGTGATTGACTAATGCTTTTGCGTTTTTCTCATCAGAAAACGGGGAGATAATCACGTGATAATGCGTCCCCGCGACACTTGCCAGTGCTTTTGATAAATCTGCATTATTTGCGCCATTTGCTAATGCTTGTGCATTGAGTGTCATGCTTGATACATGACTCGATGCACTTAGCATGATCTCATTACCGATTTCGCCCTTACATTTTGCCGTGAGTGTAATTGTATTTTCTGAAACTTGCGCATTAACAGGACAAGTATTCGAGATATTGATCACTGCCGCTAAACGTGCCGCCACCGCATTTGCGGTTTCTGCTTTCGCTACAGAAACTTTATATTCAATGCCTGCAATTGTTGTTGAAAGATAACCGATAGCTGAAGCTGTACCAGAAAGTGTTAATGTTCCTGTTGCTGCCACCCCTGCATCATTATCTTTTAAACCGATGATAGATAAGCGTAAAAGTGAGTTATTTTGAATTGCAATCCGCGCCATTAAATGTGCCCACGAGCCTGCGCCAAATGCTAGTTCTGCATCATAATCAGAATAAATTCGAACTGGTGCTGTAAACTCTGTTTTACCCTCTATCATTGGCGCAACAATCAATACTTCTTGTTCATTTGTTGGTAATGTACTCACCGCATTTCTGCTGTTGTATTCAGTGTAAACACCGGGTTTACGAATTGATGTTGGGATTTTGTCAAATTCAATATTTGTCATGATTTATCCGCCTTCTTGTTGCCTTTTACTTCGATTAAATCACCGTCTGCAATGCGACGTTGATAGTAAATTGTGTTTTCAACTTCAACTGGCTCTTGCTCAATATATGCGAGCGGTTGATTCTCAAGTGGGACTTTAACTCCCACAGCTGCTTTGACTTTCATATTTACTCCTTACTGACATCCAGTGCTAACCAGTCTTCGCGATAAAGCGGTAATAATGTGATTCGATGCACTTTTTTATACCCCTCCCGCTCGGCAAATTCCTGCGGTGTTAAGATAAGATCTGTTTTTCTAGTGAAAAAACCATCCCCTTCTTTCTTGCCTTCCGGTATCTTACAAAGCCCGCCTTTAACCCAGAGGCAACGAATAATCACGTGTCCCGAGTTGGCATCTACTGTCAAACCACCTTGTGTGACAGCAATAACTTGCGCTTGAGAATCTGCTTTTTCACTCTCGTTTTTTTGATTGCTGTGTGTGCCTGTCGTTGCTACTGCCGCAATAATGGGAAACATACTTGCTGCCGACATCACTTGAACTGGCAAGAGAGCAATCATAATAAGTGTAAAAAATCGTTTCATGTTTTATCCTTTTTGAGTTTCTACGTTAAATTCAACAAAATCCTTGGTCGTTGGGTCAACAATTTTTCCGACAACTTGCTCAAGCATAGGCTGTTGTTCAGATAACATGCCTTCATACGCGTTAAAGACATAATCAGGTGAGGTTTTATCAGAAGTCGCCTCCGGAAATAACCCGTCTTCAAGTGGCGGTATGTCGTCATAAGCGATTTCATATTCCACTGCGTATGCCGTGATTTTCTCGTTACGAAATTGCGCGTTATTGAAAATCGTACGCACCCGTTTTGGATTAAGCGGATAAACCAGATTCCCCAATGTTTGCGCATCCAGCAATCGGCGTACTGCTGAAATCAGTTGATGCACACCAATTTCACGCCTATCTACACCACCTTGGCGCGCCACTTGATTACTTTTTAATGAACGGACAGCTAAAATAATCACAAAAGTATCAGTTGATTTATGACGACGACGTCGCAAGTCTTTACACTCAATACGTGAACCGCCATAAGTCACTAACACTGCTGGCAATCTTGCAGTACCGATACTTTCATCATCGAGCTCACCGCCATAGCTTTTGACCGTATTAGCAAGCTTACCCAAGCCTTTTTTTAATCGCTCAACAAGCGCGTTCTCAATTTTCGTTATCACGACTAAATACCCGATTTGCTACGTTAGTAAAAATCACCGTATTTTCTCCCGTGCTTGCTTGCTCATCTTCTGCAATACCAAGGGATACTTTGCCGCTCGCAATGCCTTCTAATTCGCGCAGGCTTAACTTATAGCGTTCGATAATCTCTTCAGTGATTGATACATCAGACATTGACGCCAAACGATAGCGTGTTAAGTCACAACAAATACGAGTGAGGTTTTGCGGAATAGTTTTTAACGGCAACTTATAACGACCCACTAGATAGCCATCAATTTGACTTGAACTATCTAATAAAGCGATAGTTAAAACTGCCTGATTGACTTCGCCAATATTTTCCCGGTCAGTGAGCTCCATAACTTGGAATTCGCCGACACGCGAAATAAAATCGTTAATTGTTGCGTACATTACTATTCCTCTTCGGTCACTGGGGCGACTTCTAAATACGGGTCATCTAATAAACGAGATACTTGCTCACCGGTTAATTCTTCAGCCGGAATGCGCACCGCATTTTCTTTGTTAAAACGATAGCCACAGCGACCGTAGCTTTCATGCGGATGATGCGACATTAAGCGAATATCAAACGCAACCGGATGGATTGCTTCTAAGTAGCCTTTGCCTTCCAGCTTCACGTCTTCCGGTTTCATATCTTCCGGTTTCATATCTTCCGGCTTCACATCTTCCGGCTTGACATCTTCCAGCTTGACATCTTCCTGCTTCACGTCTTCCGGTTTCACGTCTTCCGGTTTCACGTCTTCCGGTTTCACGTCTTCCGGTTTCACGTCTGCAGTTTCTTTTTTAGATTTGTTCTTTGACATATATTCCTCCACCCCCGCACAAGCGGGGCTATTAAAAGTTAAAGGATTTGAGACGACACCATCACTTTCAAGCGACCTTTTAACACGTTAGTTGTGCCATTGATCACTTCTGCTTCGCAGATTTGGCGGGCTTTAAATTCCAATGCAGGTGGAACCAAAATAACGCTCGGTCGGATATTTAATAACTTACCGCCGTCGCCTTTTAGTGTCTGCATTTTTGCCACAACTTCCATAATGTTTTCTGCAGTCAATTCAGTGTCTTTAACACAGTGTGCTAACTGCCAGAAACCAAAGCCAGCAGCACCACGAGCACGCACACCCCAAATGTACACATCTTCCATAAAAACAGTGTCGGATCTTGATGCGTCAAACTTTGTCTCAATTTCAGGTGCTGTGCGTTTTTGCCAAATAAATGGCTTAATCACATTAGTGGTATCCAACAAATAGAATGTTGGCTTGCCACCGCTAGAACCAGTGGTCAAGTTACTTTGTTGGGTATTAACGCCCGTACCGTCCACTTCTGCATAGCAAGGGTGATCGGTGTCAAAGAAATTTTGACCATCATAGCAAAGCGTGCTTTCACCTTTTTTCAACAGTGCAAACACCTCATCATCTGGCAACTCTGCTGCCGATTGTCCCGCTTGCTGCACCATTGGTCGGAATAAGCCCACTTGGTCATCTTCCACATTAGTACGTGGAACTTGAACAGTAGCTTCAAAAGTTTTATTTTTAATGCTAGTACCTTGGGCTTGCATATTTTTAATCTGGCGCTTGCTGACCCATTCTTTCATTTTTGGGAAATCGCCTAAAAAGCCGTAGGTGTTGGTGTCGGTATTAGATCCGATTTCCATTGCAACTTCAGGCCATTGCGGGGCAATTTTGCCTAGACCGGCCGCGAAGTCTTTTTTAAATTGTTCATTAATGTGATTTAACACATCTGATTTTTTAAATGCCATTAGTTGATCTCCTTATGTGCTTTTCTAAATTCTGATTCGCTCATCCCGAGAGCTTTTGCAGCAGCTTTCTCACTTTCGGAAAGCGCAACAACGTTGTTATTTGGATCACCTTTTGATTGAGGTTCACCACTTAATGCAGCAACTGGTGTTGCTTTTTCTAAATAACCAGTTAACGCTTCAACAGATAAACCCTCAGCCCATTCTTTGAGAGCAGGTGCAAGCTTACCTTCTGATAATGCAGTTTGAATAAGTGCGCTTTTTTTATCTTTTTCAACACCATCTTTGAATGCGTTAAAATCGTTTTGAAGTGCAACAACTTGTTCAACTGGCACATATTTTGACGGATCAAACGCATTGACTTTCTCACTCAATGCTGCAACGGATTGCTCTTTTTCTTTAAGTGCACTATACACGTCAGATAACACCACTTTTGACTCACCTTTCGCTTGTGATAGTGCTGTTACTTTTTCTTTAATTTCGGTTTCAGTCGCAGATGCAACACCGAATAAAGAACAAAGCATTGCAAGTAATTCTTTGTCCATTTCTTGTGCTTCCTCATTTAATAATTGAACACTTGCAGCCACCATTGCTTCATCCATGCCGTCAAGTGCAGGAGTATTCGTGAGTGCTGCGTGAAAGATTTTGCGAACATAGCCCTCAGTGTCATAAGCAAACACTGCGGAGATATAACGATATTCGCCATTTTTGATATATTCCGCTGCCTTATCAGTCCAGCGGACATCAGCAAAAATCCCTTGTGGGGTGAAATAGAGATATTCCATCCAACCCGCGCTCGGTGCTTCTTTGCCGTTTTTCTGTGAATGAATAATTTGATGTTCGTAGTCGATTGGAAGGGGGTTGCGTTTTGAATTTGCGAGCGCAACCACATCTGCACCATTTGTATCTGTTACATACCAAGCCTCCACATCTGTTGGTCTGCCGTCTGTTGCTCTAAACTCACCGTACGGCAAAAGCTGAATACGACCGTATTTGGCTTTATTGATTTCAAAGCTACAAGCTGCAAGAGTGAGTTTCATTTCGTCATCCTCTTTAAAAATCCTAGGATTACAGAATAAAGGATGGCGTAATTTAAAAAGAGGTGAGCGACTTCAACATGGCTTATTTTGTGATGAAGTGATTTTTGGGAATGAAATAAAAGACAAGACCGTTTTTAAAACTTTTTAAAACGCCTTTAATTCTTTTTAAAAACTTTTAAATGATAAATTATACAAATAAAACAAAAAATCGCGCCACGCGCGATTTAGGCGGATATTTTTAGCTATTCAATAATACTTCTAAAATAGTTCTGCGCATCTTCTAAGATGTCGTCTTTGTCTTGTTGCGTTAAAATGAGAAACGGACGGGCTTCAATCTTCACTTTACGCCCACGACCTGCCATGCCACCGAATTGATGAATAGCCGCATACGGTTCATTTGTACCAACTTCGGCAGAATCATTATTGTAACGACTGGTGATGCTTCCCATTAAATTTTCAGTATCGACTAGCGGCGTGCCTTTTCTGTATTTCAAGCCAAGCCATTTCGGACGACCACCTTCGTCAAAGTTTTGCAACACTGCCGATTCCATGGTACCCGCAATACTACGCATTAAACTTGTTCTGTTTTGCGTTTTGTGTGCAATGTCAGATAACACAGCTTCAATTTTTTCTACATCATTAATATCGACATCAATCATAATTACCCTTGTGTTGTTGATTTAATCATCAAATAGCGTTATATTGACTCTGCCGCTAGAAAAGCGATGAATCTCGATATCGCAAGCGAAGAGTGTAAACTCGGGACTGTGTGCGGTGGGTTCGAGCCCCGCCTAGCGGCTTATTTCTTAAATGCTTTTTTCCATTGTTTCTCACTGACTCTTCTCGCAGATTGAATAAAGATTTCGTTTTTATCATGTAAAACTTTCAAGACCACGAGTAACTTTTTCCCTTTAATGTCTTTATAGAATTGATACGCCGTTGTCTCTTTGATGATTTTATCGGGCGTATAAATCAAATCAGGAATATTTGCGTAATCGTCTAAATCAAAGTCCTGCCCATCGCGACTATTTAACTGTTTGATCAATGAGTCATCGGAAAACCAAACCGTTGCCACATTTGATTCTAATATGCGTTTAGAACTCGTTGATAAGACACCTGCTGTAAATTTAAAGTTCATGCTCAATTTCTCTCGCACATCAAGCATTTGTTCAGCTGTGAGCTTATCATTGACACCCAATTGTTTTTTAATTTTTAGAAATTGACGTTGAAACATTAAAAAATCTTGCTTAAATTCCGCCCCTTGCATTTCCGTTTTCGCAAATTGATGAGCAAGCTTTTCTGGATATAAATCAAGATTAGGGCGATAATTTATCCGCCCAATATTGTAATCAAACCCTTTATCGGCTACGCGAATCGACCCATCTGGTAATTTAAAACCGACAGTTATTTCTTGATTACCATTTTTATCTGCAGGTCTCTTAACTTTTACAAGAAACTCACTGCTATCGTCGGCTTTATCTAGCCCTTTACGCTTTAAATCACGTTCACCAAGTGCAATCACCGCACAGCGGCAATTAAACCCATTAGGTGGGTAGAATGTTGACCAAAACGGGTCATCATAGCGATAAATTCGACCGTTTAGTGCAAGATGAGAGGGTCGTGTACGCTCATCGCTGACAGCGGAATATTGCCAATAGGGGCGATGATCAATATTATCCATCATGCGCTGATAGCGCGCCGCAGAATATGCGGCTTGCACGTTTGTACGATAAATTGTATTCAGCCGACGCGGTGTACCAAAATATTCGCCTGTTTTCGGATCAGCCAACAGTTTTCCGTCGATACCGCGACTGATAGATTTATCATGCCCGAATACCCAGCCTTTTTTCTCAAACTCACTTACCAAGTCTTTTTTCCATTGTGTAAAGCTCTTACCCTCTTTTTTGGCAACTTCCATTGATTTATAAATATCATTCGTCATCTCAAGACTAGATAATCTCGCGATTGTTGTAGCTCTTGCGATGGCACTATCATGCAGTGATTTTTTAAACACTTTCGTTGCAAGTAATTTTTTATTATGTAAAAACTCAATGGCTTGCGTTGGTTCAAGTCCGAATAGAAAACTAAGCGGTTTAGACATTAGTTCCTCCAAGTAAATCAGCTAAAAACAGCGCATTTGAGAGATACTGTTCGTGTTCGTGACTTGAAATTTCTGGGTATGCTTCAGCGAGTTTTTCTGCCGCCTCATCGTAAGAGTCACATGCCATGAGTACCGCAACAGCTTTCTTTACCATTGGATTTAATTGTTTATTAAAATCAGGCTCATTAAATGCTTGCGCAAGTCCACCATCTAGCACGCCCTGCGCAGTAGAACTGTTATTATTCGCAGATAATGCAACACCACGACAGCCATCACACTGACAACCTGTCACGTGATTTTGTACAGAAAGTGCGGTCTGTTTTTTCGGATTTTCAACATCGTTTAAATCTGTTTTAAAATCATGTTGAACCGCACTTAAAATCGTTTCATTTTCCTGCGGTTCTGGAATGCCCGCTTTATCACGCACCCAATTTTCAGGAATGCGCACTCCTACGCTCACAAGCTTAGGAATAGCATCCGCTAGGACACTTAAATCAGCATATTCTTTCGTGTCAAACTCGAAATACGGCACACGAGAAGGCAAAATATTCGGATCAATGTTAATTTGAAGATATGGCAGAATAATCTGTTGTGTAATAGTTTGTGCAATCTGTTTAGCATCAGACACAAGCAAGTCACGTCTGACTTCATTATGCACTTGTCCAAGGGCATTAGTTGAAGTTTTACCATCTGCACCGCTTGTTAATGTTTGCCCTAGAATCAAACGTGCGGCGGACTTTTCACACCAGTCCACCATTTGCAAAAACGGGTTGCTTCCAGCCGAGCCAGTAGTGTTTGTCACATTATGCAACTCAACATTCATTCCTTCTGGCATAATCCCTGCTGCGTTATGTCCGATTTGAGCAAGTGCACGCAATAATGTGCGCTTTTCGTCATTCGTTGCCCCAAATGGGTATTTACCAATACGAATCGGCATACCATAAAGCTCTAGAAATTCGGCAAAATCATGCACCGAGTAGTGTTTAAACATATAAAGCCATGCGAGCGTTCTAAATAAACCCATACGAGCAAGCTGTACTGTTCTTGATTTGTGGGTATGCACTACCCAGCCATATTGTCTCAACGGCTCACCGTCTTGATTATCTGGCGTTTTAAGCAGTAAATTATCATCCTTGTCTAGTTTAAACCACGACTGCGGACGTGCGATAAAATTAACTGGAATCCATTTACTTTCAGCTTGCTTCCATTCAATTTCTAACGCCGAAAAACCATGTCCTACCGCATCCATCATATCCACCATTAAATCTTCTAGCATTGGGAATTGATAGAAAAGCTCGTCAATTTCGACTTGCAGTTTTTCTTCTTGCGGTGTGGCATTACGTGGCTCTGCAATGCGCCAGTCAAGGGTTAAAATCGCACGCTTACGGGTTTGAATATTTGCCCCGATGCAACTGTCGCGTTCTTCAATATCCATGAAAAGCTCATGTTGCGCGGTAATATCACCACCTTCAGCATCTTCTAAAATCCCTTTTAACTTTGCGGGGGTAATTTTATTGCTTGGGTGATCAGAAATAATTCTTCCTGTCTCCGTGACACGCGCCTCATTTGTTTGTGTATCTAAGCCAACTTGTACTTTTTTCGCTTGTTGTAATTTTTTCTTTTTCTTCGCCATTTTTTATCTCCGCCAAATACTGTATAAATCGCCGTCATCAAATTCATCACGCCCTAAATCGCCGTCAATTGTCATGAACTCAATCGGGGCAGAGCTGCTTACCGCATTTTTCCACAGCATCTCTAGCGCATCAGGTCCATCATCATGATCAGCTTTCGGGAAATGCCTCAGCTGTGCGATGAGTGTTGACTGTGAGCTATGTAGTAAAATCAAACCATTTGCAACGTGCGGCTGTAAGCTTTCAATACGTAACATTTTGTCTGTATTGGGATTAATTGCGGTTGCCGGCACAGGAATCCTTCGTTTTGCGGAACGCTTCACTAACTCATCTTTTAAAAACTCTTGGAACTGAACAGTCTCAGCGAACCAACGCTGACACTTGTACTGTTTATGCAGTCGAATCACATCCTCAATAATTAAATCCGGCAAGCGTTTTTTCACTTGTGCCTCAATCACATAGAGCTTACCCGTTTCACGATGATACCCACCGACTAAAATCGCAGAAGGATCACTACGACGAGAAGCAGCTTTACCTAAACTTGGATCAAGTGAACCGAAGTAAATTAAATTGGCTGGTAATTCCGTCCAGTATTGAATGCAATTTGCAAAAATCGCATCATCACCGCTCACGGGGTCATTTTGATATTCGCTATCAAACGTTGAATGCCCGTCTCGTGCGCGAATTTTCATCAACACTAGCAGTGGTCGTGCCGCCCAACTGATGATTGCTCCCGCATCCATTGCGTCTTTATTTGCATAATAAAACGCATCAGCGACCGCCTCGCCTTCGTTTAAATAGAACGCTTCCCATTTATCCCAAAGCGACATGTCATCAGGCATCTTAATTAAAGCTTTAAACTTCGCTGTCAACCACGCTTTGCTTGCTAACGTGCGGTTTAGCACGCTGTCATAGTGCAGAATTGTCCCGATGTAGATAATATCTAACTTGCCGTCTGCCGAGCCAAGTGGCAGCACGGTTTTTTTAAGCCAATTGTGGAGCTTGTCGCGTTGCTCCGGGCTTCTCACTTGCTCGTCATTCTCAATATCATCAAGTACAACTAAATCGGGACGATACGCACCATGACGCAAACCACGTAGTTTTTTACCCGAGCCTGCTACTTGTACTTTCTGATTTGCACTGGTCACAATCGTGCCCGCTTGCCACACGCGCCCTTGTCCCGTACTTTCGGGAAAATCAATGCATAGTCGCTGATTAAACTCAAGCTCGACTTTGATTGCTTCGAGCATCGGGTAGGCTTGGTCGATACTGTCCATGACGATGAGCACATAGCGTTTTTTCTGTGTCACTAAGCAATACAGTGAAAACAACTGCGAAACAATCGTAGATTTCGCCTCGCCACGGGGGGCGGCAACCGCCATGTGTACAGATGCGGGCTTTTGTAGTGCAAGGGGTAATTGCTCAAATAAAAAGTGATGGAGTGCAGAACGAGAAGACGAGCGAACGTAGTGCGGGAAGTAGTTATTGACGAAAAAATCAAAGCCTGACACCGGGTCAAGCACTTTTGTACGTCGTGAAAGCACTGCTTCTGGACTGTCATCCCAGCCATCAAATGCCGCTTCTAGCTTTTGTCGAAGGCTATCGTGATACGCTTCTAGCTCTTTTAAAAATTCTTTCGTTTTCATTTTGAACTCCCGCAAAGACAGGCTAAAAACACCCACCAACCCCACGCACCGCCATTAGCGGCACTGTTGCACGCGACTATCACGAGAATAAATTGCAGTAATGTCATTTTTTAAACTCTTTTTCTAACTGTTGTCCGAAATCGCGAATCAAATCTAAAAACTCACCAAGCAATTGTGGTTTTTTCTCTTGAATATACGAGCCAAATAATTTAATCGTTTTAAGTGCTGTCGCCGATTCCGACACTTCTGGCAGAATACGCTTACTTGCTGCGGTCATCTTCGCAAAACTGTCTGCAAGCGATGATAAGCGGTCGACTTTATCTTGTGCTTTTAAATCCGAGTTTTGAATCTCATCCATGGTTGCGCGATATTGAATAATAAAGCCCGATAACAATCCTTTTGTGATATCAGTCAGCTCATTGCCCGCCATTACTTGTACATCACGCACTTTATCCCAGTCATCGCCCTTGCTTGCCGCCTCTTTCTTCCAGCGTCGCGCGGTGTTAAATGAGACTTTAGCTTTACTTGCTGATTGCTCAAGCGATAAAAACTCAAATACATAGTAGCGACGAACCAGCGCACGTGTTTTTTCATCAAATGCCATCAGTTAGCCCCCAAATTGCAAGCGAATGAGCTCAATACCGACTGCAACAATGCCACCGCCAATACCACCTGCAATCAACGCTTGATTGCGGTTTTTCTTTGCCATTTCGCTTAAATCTGCTTGCAGTGCTTGCACTTGTTTTTGTAAATCCGCAATTTCTTTGTTTTGTTTGTCGACTTTATCTGCAATTCCGTCTAATTTATCTAAGATTGCATCAAGCTTTTCACCTGTTGATTTATTTTTTTGTCGCATTATTTATCAACCTTTTTGTCTAATTTCCCTTCAATACTATCTAATTTGTCAAAGATTCGGTCTAGCTGACTGCTAAACCCACTGTTGACGTGATTAGCCATTTCCTTTGTTTGATAGCTCTCTTTGATTTTGTTAATTTCCGCTTTGAGCTCTTTAAAATCAGCATCAAGTCGTTTAAACCAAACGCCACCAAAAAACACAGCAATTGAAACAACAAAGTTAAAAATCATTGCGCCGCTAATTTGCAGTTCCATCTTTCACCTCGCAGATTGCGCGATATGTGTCGTTATGCGCTTTAACCTGTCGCAATGTTTCTGTTGTATCATTGCGACTAGCTTTAATTAATGTAAAGCCGTCGCAGCTGGTGTTAATCACGTAAGTCGTGCGATTTGTGCAAGCTATCAATAAGCTTGTCACGAGTAGCATGATTAGCCGTTTCTTCATTTCGCTTACGCTCCCGTTGATTATTTCGTTGTGTTGTCACAATCGCTTTGTCTTGTTCAAGCTGTGCGTTTTCTTTCAATAATGCGTCAATTGTGTTATTTGCACGCTTTAATTTGAAAATGACATAGCCGCATAGCCCTAAAAAAAACGCTATTGCGACTAAAATTAGCTGTAAAGTCATTCCGCACCTCCGCGATTTTTTCGACGCTCGACGGCAACCGCGAAGCCTTTTGTTGCCGCACCGCCACCGCAGAAAATAGCAAACGTCATAAAAAGCTCAGGCACGTAAGCGCGGTCAAGCCAGACGCAGAAAATGAGAATTGCAGCCATTAGAAGTGCGCCGAAAAACTGAATAAAGCCCGTGGTTGACAAGCGTCCGTCACTATTTGTGATAAGTTCAGAGAGTTTAGCCATTTACCACCCCGATTTTTAAATAGAGTTGTTGTGCGAGTGTAGGCTTGCCTTTTACACGATAGGACCACGCTTTTTTGCTGTAGCATTTGGGGCGACATGTATTTATTGGTTTACGAAAATATGTATGTAACCAGCCAAATAAACGATGTAATTTATTCATGTTCAAGCTCCATAATGACGTGTTCAACTAAAGGCTGACAATCGTTATCAACCCATTCTGCGACATCAAACCCCGGGCAGATTTTACGTGCAAACTCACGGTGCCCGTGCAGTGTGGCATTGGGGTATTTACGTGATAAATCTCGCACCAAATTTGCTAATGCTTGCCACTGCGCGACAGTGAAGCGGTCAGTACCGACTAGACAAATGCCAATTGAATTGCGATTTTGACCGCGACAATGTGCACCGATTTCGCCGACTTTTCGCCCAGTTTCAACAACCCCATGTGTATCAATCACGAAGTGATAACCGATAGCGTGTAAATGACGATTAAACGCAATTTTGTTATTGATTTCGCGCCGAAAATGCGCGTCAAAATGCCAGTCATCAATGATTTGTGCCGCAGTTTTACCGCGCTTTGCAAGTCGCACGCCGTTTTGCGTCGCGGCGCAATGGATGATGATTTTTTCAATAGCCATAAAAAAACTCCCAATAAATTAAGTGATTTATTGAGAGTATTTTGATTTAAAATAGATTTTAAAAAGCGGTGAACGACTTCAACACCGCTCTTAAAAGAGAGTAGTCTGTTGTGCTTTCGGTTCACGCTGAAGACTGTACACAATATCCCACGCTTGTCTGTCTGATATCTTATATTTATGGCAAATCTCAAGCATTGACATTCGCCCAGATTTTCCCTCTCGCTGCGTTAAATAGTCAAAATCGGCTTTTAAACGCTGATTGCGCAATACGCGCAAAGCAACATCGCAGCGCGGAATATAGATCTCTTCGCTTTGAAAATGTGTACGTAATTTGATTGCACTTTCTTTCCCGATTAACTCTTTTAATTTCGGAAAATAATGTATACCGTCTGAAAATCGAAATCTTGAACCACCGAATCGTTTAATAATTTTTTCAACATCAGAAAAACCTGCGATATTCACCATTTCATGTACAACGTTGGGTAAATATTCTGCAACATTTTCAATATCTGTACTCATAACGCCCCCTTTCTTGCGATTTTTTCGGCAATCTATCACGAGATTTTTAAAAAGTGAGTGTTTTTTGAAAAAAATTAAAAAACCTCGCATTTGGCGAGGCTTTTAATAAATCTATTAGTTATTAGTTATTAGTTAGATAATGACTTAGTTATTGTTAATGCAATTTCCCACGCTTGTCGGTTCTCTGTTGCGTGAATATTTTTACAAGTAATCAATTCATTTGCATAATCTGTATCATCCGCTTTATCAGAATTAACAAAAAGAATAACTCGACGAAGTGCGCAAGCTGATACTAGATTTTTATCGTGTCCGAATGAGCCTTGCTCCATTGCAAACGCAACATTTCTAAGTGTTTGATAGTCCCCTTTGAGTGCCTTTTCAAGTTCTTTTTGTGCTTTATCTGTCATAGAAAACGAAGCTAATGAGAACAAGCTGAGAGTGATTAAGATAAATAATTTTTTCATAAAAAAAGCCCCGATGTTGAGTTGTTGGGGCTTAATTTATTGCTTTTTAGCACTGATGTCTAGTAATTCTATTGTGTTTTTTTGTTCTTCATCACGTTGTTGTCTTCCATTATAAACTTCTAGCATTTGAATAACTTTCTTTAATTGCCAGACGTCTAGCCAGTGAACAAAGTCAACTTTAAAAGATCGCTTTGCCATGCTGTCTGCGTATGATTGTGGTAGCTGATGTTCAGTTAAAAGTGCGGTAATTTTTCTTAAATACATCTCTTTATACTCAGCGGGCTTCGGTCTGCGTTGATGTTTAAACTTGGTCGCCGTTGGCTCAAATCCCTTGTCTTTCATCGCTCGGAGGACATTTAAAAGCTCTGCAATATTCATCTCTTTACAGCTTGTTTTGCCGACAGTGCTTTGTAAAAACGCTCTGTACACGTCATCATCCATTTTTAATGTGTTTTTACCGATGTGAATTTTGGCAATAATACTTTTTCTATTTTCGTACACGTGCCGCTCCTAATATTTTTCTAAAATGTTGACAAAAAGCGAGGTTTCTTTCTCGTTCTTCTGCCGTTAAAACTGTGATTTTTGGCTCAGGTAAGGCTAAAACCTTGCGTTTTGGCAGACGTTCTAACAGCATTTTGGGGTTTGGAAACCGGTCGCATTCTGCATAAAGCGTTAAAAACGCTTCTTCGATTCGCCATTTGTCCTCTTGCTCATTCCACCCATTAAAGATCTTTTGATGAAGTATTGCTTTAATCCAAATCTCCGCCGTTTTTGTGATCATATCTTCTGGCGGTTGTCCCGGTAGCCTTAGCACTACCAACCCCGCCAACCCTTTTGCGACTGTTGCTCGTAACCACACCTCATCCATTGGCAAACTCCGCTAAATTTTGCAAGGCTTTGCTTGTTTTATTTGCTGTCACTTGATTATTATTTTGATGAACGGGACTATTTTTAACCAAATTTCTCGGCTGCCACTTTGTCATCACTTCATAAAGATAGCCGTGGCTATTAAGTGGTAGTTTTAAGTTGTGGCGACTGTTTAAAACCACAGCAAGACTGTCAATCCAACACTCAATCGGGGCGTCATAAACGTCGCCGTTGCGTTGAATGCGTTGATTTTTAACATCATCTAACAATTGATTGATTAGCTTTGCCACACGATCCATTGTTAGTGCCGTTTTTTCTGGTCTAAAAAGCCCTAAATACTGCACAGCAAGTCTGCCGAAATCACCGTTTAGCGAGAGTGCAGACATTACTGCAAGGCTTGCTTGTTCATGCTGTAATAACACATCAAGCGATAATACCGCACCGCAAGCGGGGCATTTACACTTCATTTTTAAACTCCTTTTAACATCGTTTAAAACACATTATTCAGCCCACTTTTGTGGGAAATGGGCTGTAAATGGGTTTTATTGAATTGGTTTAGTTGGAAGTGGTTGCCAATGTGTAATTTTTTCTAGACCATATGTGTACGGATAAAATAAAAATTTCTCTCCGTCATAAAATAAAGAAATTGTCTCAGCGGCAATCGTATAAACCAAAACATGAGTATATGCCTCTGGAAGTTTCTCTTTCACGCTAATCCAGTTATTGTCTTGTGGTAATTCAACAAGCTCTGGCTTTTCAAGCACTAAATCAGAGCCGTAGTCTTCTTTTTCTTCTTCGCTTAACTGTTTTTCTTTACATACAGCTTTTCCAAGTACAATGCCGTAAACAGCGTTTGGCAAATCATTCGACGCAAAATCTTCATGATCACACATGTCATCTGCAAAATCATGAGCCTCGATTGCACCATCTAAACAACTTTGTTTAGCTTGTTCTAATGTTTCGTGTAAGTTAACAATATGAATGTCATTAGATACATCTACTGAGAAATATTTTTCATTACTCATTTTTTTTATCTCCTGTTTATATTTAATTTCTGAAAAATGGGTTTTATTTGTCTGCTAATGCCATTGCATTATCAATCGCTTCTCGCACAGTATCTGCCGCAGGAAAAGTGATTAAACCTTTTGGTGTCCACATTTCACATTCATTAAGTCCATATCCATTAACAACAATATCTATTGCATTTTTTTCAATGAAATCTAGCCGTTTCTTGTCATGTCTTAATGTAGTTAACTCAAACTCGCCAATTTCTACCGTTTTTTCGCCTCTTTCTGCTTTTACATTTCTAGCAAATGCAAGTGCTGCTCTTGTGTGTTTATCCATTTTTTACTCCTGCTTTGATTAGTCTTATTGATGCGCTATTTTTAGTGTTTCTTGTCCGTTTACACCGCGATTCAGTTTCACTTGTTTACCGTCTAGATACCCCCTTAAACCAGACTCATCTCCATTTCGTTCTCTGGTATCACCAACTTTACGAGTTTTAGCTTCCCTTAAATTCATTTTTTTATGTAATTGATTTTTAAATCGCTCCATTTTCTCTTTTTCTTCCTGTGTTAAAACAAAGTCTTGAACTGTTTTATAAACACCATGAACCCAGCCGAGGCAATAATTATCTGCTCTTGCAATCAATGTACTACGCTTCAAACGCTTACTTTGCGTTGCTATAAATGCTTTTCTAGCCTGTTGTAATTGACGATACAACACATCAAAGCAGTAAGAAGCAATAACAGGTCTTTCTTCTTGACCGAAAAAACAGCATGTAATTTTTGTTCAGGAATATTGTTAGTTCGGTTTGAAAAGTATGCTTCAACACCAAACACTCTTTTGATTAAAGAGGCGAGCGCATGAACATATTGCCCAGTTTTGCGAGAAAATTTCTGTTTGCTATCGCTTTCTGAAATTTCCACATCAATGCTATTCACATTATGTTCAGCCATTAGTTTTTGTGCCATCTCTAACGCTTTAGCTGCTTCATGCGGATTGTTAGATTTAGATAACGCTAACAATTTCTTGATTTTTTTTAGTAGTTTTTCGTTCGATTGACTCATCTCCACTCCATATCTTTTCTCATAATCTTCATCATTTCCTTAACGCTTTGCTTTTCTTTTAAACGTAACGCTTGCCCTTCTAAGTCTCTCAACATCAAAACCTGCTGGATTGTGTATCTACCGCTTATTGCAAGATTAATTCTGTAATCTCTTATCCACTTCAAAATCACCTTACCGGGGACATATTGTTTTTTTAATGCCAAAGCAATGTAAGATAGAGTTATTTTTTCCATATCTCACCTTATTTTCTATAATAATCAAAGGCTTGAAAAAACAACTCTTTACTATTTACACAAAAATCAATCGGTGATATCGGCACAAGCGGTAATTCATGCAAATATTGCCAATGGCACTCTTGCTCAATCGGCGTATTGATAAACGCTTCTTTTTCTGCTTTTAAAGCGAGCAAATCTGCACATTTCACGAAAGTTTTAATCGTTTCACTCATGCTAATATTGAATTTTTCTTGTATGACTTTCTCAAAAGATTTTTCAATTGCCTTGTAATCAGGAAGCAGACTTTTTAACGGACTCGGGATGTCACCAAGAAAAGCTTCTTGCGCATCGTGCATGAGCGCAGCAAACGCAGTTTCGTCATCCGCTTTTAAAAATGTTTTAGCAATCATTCCAACATAAACACTGTGATCTAACACCGAGTAATGTCTGTCTAATTTACCCCCAAAGCGCGGTATCATTGAGAGATGGTGAACGATATCGTCGATATGAATATCGCTTTTTTCCGGTTCTTGGAAATTGATCACTCTGTTTGAGTGCGTAAGATAAATAGCCATTGTTTACCTCAAATTTGATTTATTGGTGTTATTTGCCAGTTGATTTTTTTAATTTCTGCAATTGCACGTTGCAAAATCACTTTTGCGTCCGCGCGACGTTCTTCAATCACGTTATCTCTCGCGATTTCGAGTATTTCTTGTATTTCAACAATCTGTTGTGCGATATCGTGTTTTGTCATAGTTCCTCGACCTCCATCACATCGTCAATTTCGGTTATTTGATGTGGCACTTGATTAATATCGAATTGATTCAAGTCACACACTCGCTCAGTTACATCATCAATATTGTCTGCTTCGACTGTTGCTTAAACTAAGCAATATAAGCGCACTACATATTTAGCCATTTTCGGCCTCCTTCCAACGCAATGCCCACTTTGTTAAAAAAGCGTGACGACGCGCACACCACTCTTTATTAACAGCCTTTTTTGCTAGCTCTGCTGCATTTCTCCACAGTTCAGCTGCGTAGCTATAGTCGCCTGCTCGCTCAACTTCACTCGCGAGTTGCGAGATCTCTTTAAAACTTAATTTATTTGCTTTTTTTGCCATTTTTTTGCTCCTTATTGTTGTTAAAACACTTTATAAAAGCCCCTTTAATACAAGTTAAAAGAGCTTTGAAAAGCGTTTTATTTGCGATAAATAAGCCACGCAATCCAGCTGTAGAGAATCAATAAAGCGATAGTCGGGATATAGTGATTACACATAATTAAACCCTCGCCATATCTAAGCTGATTTGCTGATAGTTGCCGTTTTCATCGCGTTTATAAAATCGCACGTAGTCTTTACTATCAACGATTTGAATACTGTCGCTAATTGCTTGCATTGCTTTAGTCCAGCGTTCGTCTTGAATTTCTACACGACGAAGTGAAAGAATGCGCGCGGTGTTCAAATTACCTTCCTTATCCACTTGGAAAGCATCATTAATGACTGAGCGAAGCTCTGGACGCGCATCTGCTGACCATTCGTGCAAACATTCATCAATCAGCTGTTTAGCGGCTTGAATACGCTCATCGAACGTTAAGCGGTCTTGCACTGCAATCATCAGCTTGTATTCACCGTCATAGCTCACCAGCGTGACATTGCCTTTCCGACCGCCAAGCTGGACATCGTATTTTTCAGCTGAAAGCTGAATAAATGCGCCAATATCATCAAAGACTTGTGTTTTGAAAGCGCGGACTTCTTTTTGCTTTTCAATCGCTTGCTCAACAAAATTACGCACTAAACAGTCACGCTCTTTATCAATCTCTTTCACCATCTCATCTGGCACTAAGTTTCCTTTGATGTTTTTCCAGTAAACTTGCCCGTTCATTTCGACTTTACTCATATTTAAACCTCTTCTTTACCTAGTTTGATCACAACTAACTGTTGCCCTTTATCTCGTTTATGCACATACGGTGAACAAAGCGCATAAATTTTCTTTTTTGATATTGCTAACTTTTTTTCTAATTCTTCCGCTGTGCCGTCACCCAAATTCTTCTCTCCCCGGTAGACGGCGTAGATCTGACGGCGTTTCATTCAACCTCCTACCAATACAGGCTTACGCCTTGTTCATTGGCGACGTATTTCGTCATACGTTGCCCGTTGTTATTAACTCGGACTTCTACCGACTTTTTAATGATCCGTTCACTCGGATTTAAGATAATCATCGTCGGGAAACGCCCATTTTTAATACGTAATACTTGAACCCCTTCGCGTCGTAACGCATACGCCACACGTTGCAATAATTCGCCCATATTTACTGTCCTTTAGTTATTCAGCTAATTTAAATTCCGGTGAGTGTATTAATCGACTTGGCTCATAACGCAGTAAACTTCGTAACTTACTGTATGCATTCTTCCATGACGCTTTATCATGCCAATTTCCAACTACTCTCAATCCGTCAATATAATCTTGTTCATTGGTATTATTAGATTGTGTTAAACTCACACAAAAGCTGTAACTTACTCTCCCTACTTGAACCATTTTTATATTTTGTTTTAATTCAATTACTTCTTTTACATACCCACGGGCTCTATTAGTCCATTTGCGGTAGTAAGCTTTTTCTCTTTTTATAAAAAACCATCTTTCCATCTTTTTATCTCCTTTAATTAATTAACATCTCTGCATAACGACTGATTAACGCCTCGTCCAGCGTGCGTTTATTGAGTTCTGCCAAACGCACTGCACCGCGCATTAACTTATTTAAACGTCTTGCGTTACCTTTGCTTACTTTGAATAGAAGCTCGTTAAATTCGTCTGTGCCCAATCCTTTTTCTGCAAGTAACGCAACATCTTCTGCAACAAGTGCATTACCCAGGTCACAACAGACACCAACACGACTATATAGCTGTGCAAGTTCGCCATATTTTCCTTTTAAATTCACAATCAAGCGTGGCATACCCGCAAGCACAACACCGCATTTTGTTAAATCATGAATGCGACGGATATACTCAAGACTTTTAGTGCTTAAAAGCTCGGCTTCATCGACGATAATCAAGCGACCTTCACCGAGTTTGTTTGTGATACGCGTGAATAAATCGTGATTTAAGCCGACATCATTAATGCCTAATTGCTGGCAAAGTGTTTTCAGTAAGACTTTCGGTGAACAACTCGGCTCAACTTCGATAAAAATTGTTTCTGGGTTCATCTCAACATACTGTTTTAATGCTTTTGTTTTGCCCAAACCTGCGGCACCTACAACCACGCTGATTTCACCTTCAATATGTGCAATCGCGATGGCGTCTAAACAGCGTTCTGCCGCATGGGTTGATACAAATTCACTGTTAAAGCGACGCTCAACCACTTTGTCGTTGTGACGACCGATTAAGCGCGAAACGGCTTGGTCCACTTCTTCAACTTTACCGTTGTATGCGCCGCGCAAATACAGGCTGACTGTACCGACAGATTTACCGATGGCATTTGCTACCTGTTGTTGCGTCATGCCGTTTTTTGTCATATAGTCTGCTAATTGCTGTCTCATTTTCTTACCTCTTTTAATGGTTAAATTTATGCCAAATGAATTTCCACACCCCGCTTACTTAATGCTGAAAGCAGGTCTCCAGTCTGAGTTGATTGTTCTATTGTTTCACCAATTAGCAAGCTTATCGCCAGACGCTGCAGGGCAAGCCCTGCATGATTTTTCAACGATTGCAGATAATATTGATGATTATTTATGTCAAACTCTGGATGAGTCTGCAGGTGAGCTAACGTATCAACTAGCAAACGAGATTTTCGATCAGTTGTTTGAGATACTCTCTGCATATAAAGAGAAAGCACAAAGCACTCCCCATTAGCAAACTGCACAGTGCAGCGATGTTGCTGTTTAAAGTTTAAATCTGCTTTAAGTTCCGCTGGTGTGTGATATTGATACCCAAATTTACTTACATTCTTATGTCTCAACTTTGTTAAGTTGAACTGCTCGTTACACTTTGTTATTTTGTTCACTTTCATATTTTTTATTCCTTACGCACGTTTCATTCTTTTTAAATCACTTGGAAATACTGCAATTTCTTCCACTTCTTCTTTCTTTTTAAGCCCGTTCATACACAAACCGTGTAACAGCTCTGCACCTTTATTTTGTTCAATCGTAATAACGGGGTTAAGCTCTGCGTTAATCTCTGCCAGTTGTCGCTCTTTGAGCTTACTGCGACGTTGATGGCGTTCTTTACGTTGCTGTTCCAGCATCGCCACTGGAAAGGCCTCTCTTGTGTTACCATTCCAAATCGCATCACACACAAATCTGCCGTCTTTGGTTCGCACCTGTATGCTTTCGGCGTTATGGATATCAATTCCAATCACTACTTCTTGCCCATCTACCGCTAATAATTTGGTATTAAAATATTTGTTGTTACACCAACTTATCCAACCTCGCTCAGGCGTGCGGATAAACTCAGGTCGGCTCATATCACGCAATTCAATATCCGTCAGCATGACCACATCTTCTGAGTGTAACATCTGCTGATATTTCTTAGCTGGTGTACATCTAATTTCGCTATGGATATGCTCTTGGTTGTACCAATCGACCACTTGTTGCACCACATCCAGTAACTGTTGCCAACTCGGGAGCTTGCCTTTCGCTCTTTTTTGCACTGGTGTAAGCGCTGTGCCTTTCGCATTAGCCAAAGAGTTCACACCGTAAAGCACCTTGCGAGTGGTTTCAGGGTCTGCCCCTGTGCCGTAGTAAGTCTCAAACTGGCGTGCAATCAATAACCCCACTGTTTTGTTTAATCTTTCGATAATCCCACGCCCTTGCGGATTACCTGCAATCCCTGTTTCGTGCTTGATACCCAAGCGGGGTAACATCCCCGTTACTTCCGCATCTAAAAATTTATTCTTTTCCCCACCACCGTTATCTGAGTAGTAGATAGCTGGGACACCATGGGTTGATATGGCATGGCGTAGGGCATCTGCTACTGCAAAAGCGTTTTCCGCTAATGCCATCGACCACCCCACAATTTTTCGACTTGCACCATCAATAATCATGGTTAATTCAGGGGTAAATGGCTTGCCATGTATTGGGTGAGTCACTTTCAGTTTCATAGCATGACCGTCCCCAATCCACACATCATTTGCTCTTAATGCTGACCAATCCCGTTTCACATAACTTAATAACGTTTTGTAATGTGAGCCTGTTCGTCTGCCATACTCTTTTACATAGAGAGGTAGCTTTGCCATCGCTCGTTGCACTTGACTCAAACTTGGCATTTCTGCGAGTAAAATCGGGTTTTCTTGATAATTACTTGCCCATTCAACTTCAAATTGACGATAGGCTTCCGTTAGATAAATCCCATTTTTCTGACGGTAAACACCTAAAAAAGAGGTTAGCCATCAAACCTCTTCAGGCTTGACCGCCTGTTTCACTTGTGGAGCAAGCAATTTCAAACGTTGCTCTACATTCTTGGCTTTGCAGTAATCCACCACCCAACCATTTAAGGTACGCACACTTAATGTCCGCTTAGCTGATTTCTTGGCATTCGCCACTTCAATTAGCTCTGCAAGGTGTGAGGGCAGCTTGCCATTTTTTGCAAGATCACATAAATAAGTCACCGCTTTAATTCGGCTCATTGACTGCTCAAGCTCTAGCACATACTGCACCAACGCCATTCGAGCATCTGCTATCTCGCGTTGTTTTGTAGTTAGGTTCGCCAAATCCACTTCTGCACGCACTGAGGGGAGTTGTTTCGGTTGAGCTTTCACTACATCGACCGCAAATTTCTTACGGATTTCGGTTTGGATAACTTCAGGCATTGATACAAGGGCGTATTCCAAACCACCGCCACGTCCCTTACGGTTACGAGATTGCCAGTTTTCACGTTTGGCTTTCTCAATAATGTTTTTTACTGCACTTGGAAAACCTTTAAGATTTAATTCAACTAACTCTTTCGTTGAATAATGCGTTTTTAAACTTAAATCACCCATAAACTTTCCTTTTGATCTAACGTAAAAGTTACTTTATGATTGCTGAGTTGTACCTAAAGTCGGGCGAAACCTACGTCTTGCGTAACGTTCTGCCCAAATTACTTCAGGTTCAACGCCTATTGCACTTGCAATTACGCTCTCCATTTTAGGATAAGATTTATCCAACGCTGAACGTAAGGTGCTGTAACTTACACCGCTTTCCATTGCGAGAGAGCGAAGCGTCCAGCCCCGTTTGCGAAGTGCATACACGATGTCCGCCTTATCCCAATCAAAGGTGGATTTTTTTAACTGTTCAAATACGACCATTTGATGTACTCCGTTTATATATCAGATGTATGTATTAAAGCGTAAAACTTAAATAATTGCAAGCGTAAAACTTAATTTAAGTAAAATATTTTTGTATTTATGCAAAATGATTAAGAAAAACAACAGCTTGCGAGTAACTTTTACAGGTAAAACCAAATTTATCAAAAGGTAAAAGATCTATATTTAAAAGTTTTACGCTAAAAACAAGCGTAAAGGTTATCAATATGAGCAAGGCAAAGATTAATGATTTTGATTTTGCAGAAAGACTGCAATGGATACTCAAAGAAAGATTTAATGGAAATAACAGCGAGTTCGCTAAAGCGGTTGGCGTGGCTGTAACATCATTAAACCGTTGGCTAATAGGTGAGGCAGATCCATCTCGTTCTAATTTAATAAAAACAGCCAAAGCCTCGGGCGTAAGCCTTGAATGGCTCGCTACAGGTGAAGAAGAGCAGCTTAAAAAAACTATCGAAAGATCAGCAGAGAAGGGAGAGGGCTTAACGGAAGAACCAGTAACAATGATTGCCAGTTATAGCAGTGTCAACGTTTCTGCGGGATTTGGCAGCTTTAACGAAGGTGTAACCAAGGTAGATGGCAGAGAGCCTTATGCCAACAAACTATTACAAAACCTGCGAGTAACCCCTGAGAGATGTGCTGTATTCTGGGCAAATGGCGACTCAATGAGCCCAACTATTGCAGATGGCGATCAATTACTTGTTGATTTAAATAAAACCGAGATAAAAGGCGGGGATAAGATTTACTTAGTGCAAAACGGCGAAAGCGTATGGGTTAAACGAGTTAAAATGAAATGGGATGGCGTTGAGCTTGTAAGTGACAACAAGGACGAATACCCGCCAATCGCTATATCTGATGAAGATGCTCAAAACCTACAAATTATCGGGCGTGTGGTACATATTGGTAAAAGCCTAGTTTAA